CTCAGGCAGCTTGCTTGGGGACGTCCACAACGTCTCCCCACGGGGCTTTCCCCTGCGGATAGATGTTGCCCCAGATGACGGGATAGTTCGGCGGCTGGGCCGGGAATGCGCCGCAGAGATCGGTGAGGTAGACCAGCGCGTCCGGCTTCAAGCCCAGCTTCTCGACCTCGTCGAACACCGGGATGAAGCTCGTGCCACCGCCGCCGGGCGCTCCCTTGGCGCGGATCACGTTCAGGTCGGCGGCTTCCTCGCATTCGTCGGTGCGGTGCAGCTTGGCGTCGCACCACATGAGGAACAGCTGCTTCGGCTTGCAGTCTTCCAAGATGCCGGAGACCTCGGCCAGAAACATATCGACCTCCTTGGGGCCGATACTTCCCGAAGTATCCACGCCAACCACCACGGTGCCGCAGCCGAAGCCGCTCCGCGACGGCGCGTAGATATCGCGATAGATCAGCTGGTCGTCTGGCGCCTGCCAGTTCCAGGAGCCGGTGCCGAGCTTGCGGGCCATCAGTGCCTGAATGTGTTCCTGCCACGAGACTTTCGGGTTGAGGATCTCGCCCAGGAACCGCTCGAAGCAGCCGGCGACCGAGCCCTGCCTGCGCGAGTTGGATGCCTTCTCGGCATCGGTTGCCGCGGCGACGTTCGTCTTCCACTCGATGTCGTCACGGTCGGCCATCGCCTGGTCCGGGCTGTTACCTGTCGAGGTACCCGGCGCCAGATGCTGGTCGAAGCCGGTGCCGGTGCCCTTGTAGCCACCCTTGCTCGGCGGGTGCGCGGCGTAGACTTTCCGGTAGGCGTCGATCGCGCTGTCGGCGGCTACAGCGAGGCTGGTGTCATGCAGCCAGTCCTTGTTGAAGGTGCCGACCTTGCCCTCGATCAGCATGTCGTTGATGACCAAGTCGGTCGCAATGTTCATGGTCTGGTGGTCGAATGGCAGCGTGGTGCCATCGGCGTAGGTGATCTTCCCGGTGCGCTTGAACTTGTGCATCTGGCCACAGTGGTCCCAGACGCAGTGCATGATCTCGTGAGCGCAGGCGAAGATGCGCTCATTGAGGTTGTATTTGAAGAACGTATCCGGGTTCAGCAGCAGGTTGCTGCCGTCAGTGGCCGCGATCGGCACGTCGCGCGTGAACAGCGCCACGTCGCGGGAGCCGGCGTTGTCGCACATCGTGTAGAAGATATGGATGAAGCCGGGACAGTGCCACGCCAGCGCGGTGCGCGTCATGTCCCATGCTTTGGATTGTGCGGGGGTGAGTGCGCAGGAAACCATCTTGGTCATGTAACCTCCGGGGGTAAGTCGTTGTAGTTCAGGCCGTCCCAGCCACAGTGCGGGCAGTAGCTGGGCTGCTCGTCTTCGTCGGCGTCCTCGTCGCACCGCGCGCAGATGAAGCGCCTCACGTCAGAATGTCCTCGTCGTATTCGCCCTCGACGAAGAGGGCGATCTGCTCGGAGCCGGCGAACATATCGCTGGTGGAGAAACTCACCTGCGGCTGCCGCTTGTCAGCCAGCAGCAGTGCAGTGCCGTTGATCTCCTTGACGTGCTGCTTGATGTCGTTGAGCAGCAGGATCTCTTTGTCCTTCGTGTCGAAGTCGGCACGGATCTCGATCGTCCAGGTCCGGAGCGTCATGGTTACTTCCTTGGGTAAGGGGTTGGAGTTTAAGGGCGGTGCGGCACGCGGGGTCGGTCTTGACGAACGCGAGCCAGCTGTAGAACTCTCTGAGGCCCTCCGCCTTGTTGAAGCGGATGTACCAGTTCGTCTCGTCCGACGCGGCCTCAATGACTGGGGATTTTTCCGCTCGCTCGTAGGGCAGGCGCCCTCTCGCAGTGAGGGAGAGCGTCAAGAGAAAGTGCGCTACGAGTGGGGCGTTGCGCTTGATGCGCTTGATCGTAACGAGGGCGCGTTTGCCCTGCCACCCGTTCGTTTCCGCGAAGACGATCGGCCGCTTTAGATCCTTGGCGACCCGCCGGATGAACGACCGTTGTAGGGGGATTGATGCCAGCGGTTGCGATAGCTGCCGATGCCGGCGCAGCTTCGCGGCCCAATCGTCGTATGGGATATCGCTGTAGTCTATCCCACGAAGGGTCGCGATCCCGGTCTCGACGAACTCTTCCGCGAGCTGCTGAATGCCAGCTTCGACCATTGTATAGGTCTTACTTTGCTCGAGCATGGTTACTTCCTTGGGTAAGAGGGAGCGTAGGGCACCCGGCGCCCATGACCGGGATTTGTGAGCACGCTTCGAGCATGTATACGCGCGTCGCCCCTAGTCTCAGCTCAGCGCCGCCAGCAGCGATGCGTTGGACGAACTCCACACCTTCATGGCGGGGTCGATCGCCAGCGCCGGCGCCCGCTTCGAGACGCTCTTGGCGAACGTGACTGCGAAGTCCTTGGGCATCCGCTCGATGTACTTGATGACCGGGCCGAGGGTCTTGCTGTCGACGCGATGCGCCAGGTTGAACACCACCATCATGTGGGCGTCCGGCTTATCGGGGACCTTGGCGCCCATCGGGTCAGCCACGATCTTCTCGAACTTCGGCATCTCCCGCTCCAGGCGGTAGCTGGCGAACAGCTGCGCCGCGGTGGGGGCGCCGATCGCGCCAGCCGTCTCCTCGATCACGGCGCTGTCGTGCGGCATGACCCCGTTGTTGTGCTTGGTGAGGATGCGGTGGTACTCGTCGATCCTCACCAGCGAGCGCGGCGTACACCACGGACCCTGCTTGTCGGGTACTGCGTCAGTGAACACCAGCGCCGTGTTCTGGTTGGCGAAGTGGCGGCAGACGGGCGTTACCCCGTGGGTAAGGGCGTAGTCGTCCCAGGCCACGATGTCGTCGGTGACTTCCAGCTGGACCCTCCGATTGATCAGATGGTCCAGCTCCTTAGTCGAGCCCGAGCGATGCGCCGCGGTGTTGCCAGCCATCCAGACGATCCAGCCGGGCGGCAGCTTGTGCGGGCCGAAGTTGCCGCTCAAAGCGGCTTCGCCGACGCACTTCTTGACGTCCGCGTCCATCTTGTCGGCCTCGTCGACGAAGATGATCCCGCCGTCGTACTCTTCGAGGCGCTTACCTTCGGAGGTACGCCAGAAGAACGGCTGCGAGAAAATCATCTCCGAGTAGCCTTCGGAGTGCTTCGGCAGGCCGAAGCCGAGGACGTGCATGGGCGTGAGCAGGCCGCCGTTGATGATGACAATCCCGAGGCGCTTACCGGTCGCCTTGCCGATGATTTCCGGGGCGCGGGCGATGGTGGTGGTCTTGCCGCGGCCGGGCGCCGAGACGAGATAGAAGCACATGCCCGACTCGTACCAGGCAGTCATGCGGTTCATTATGGTGTTGAGGTTCATGGGTGGGTCTCCTGTGGGTGGTGGGTTTGGTGCGTGTGAGTGCGCTAGACGCCGTGGTACTTCGCGTAGGCGGCGGCGTGGGTGGTGGTCCATTCCCTGACGGCGGGAATAAGCGCGGCGCGCGGGTACAGCCCCCCGAAGGCGTGCACGACATCCGCCTGCACCTCGAACGGAAGGTGCTCGATGGCGGCCATTGCTTTGGTGACTCTGTCGTCGATGAGCTTATTCAAGTTACTTCTCCAGGTTAGGCCGCGATGCGGCTCTCGGTGTCGATGTACGGTTGCTGGGTGCGCAGCACGAGGTGCTGCTCGGTGGTGGTGAGTCCATCGAACCAAAGCTGGTCGATGATGAGTAGGTTGGCGCTCTTGTCGTAGAGAGTGCGGAGCCCGACACCCGGCAGGGTGCCGCGCGCCACGTAGCGGATCAGCCGCGCGGGGCCGTCGTCGGGGTTGAAGGCAAACGCCATTATTACTCCTGGGGTTATCGTATGGACGTGGGTGAAGGCTTGTGCAGGGGCGCGCCCTCGTAGGCGGGCGCTTCACTGTCGGCCCATTCGGGCTTGAGGATCACAGCCTCGGGGCGGTTGTCGGTGCCGACACCGCGCAGCTCGTAGGCAATGAGGAAGAGGATCATACAGCCGGCGTGCCAGAGGTGGCTCATGCCGGTCTCGGGGTCGCCGTCTTCGCGGCGCATCCACGCCTCGAGATGTCTGATGCAAGCGTCCCACGGGCGCGTCCAGTTCATGCCCTTCTCCCAATTGCGGGGGGCATACTTGATCGCGCCGAACGTCAGCACCTTCATGATGCAGCCGAGCGCGTCGAACGGTAGGAGAGTGAAGCTGGGCTTGCCCTCGTCGGCCTTGTAGCCGGTGACTAGCTTGGCGGGCGCGACCGGCTTGGTGGGGTGGGCGGCGAAGAGCGCTGCATATTCGGCCTCAGCGCGGCTGTCGCGCTCGTCTTGGAAGCGGTCGAGCGTTTTCTGTGAGGGCATTATCAACTCCGTTTGAGTGTTGTTTCACTCGATACGGAGGGAGTAACCTTTGAGGGTTACCTGTGTGTCTCATCGAGAGATTTATTTTATGTCGCGGATGCGGTAGCTCGCGGCGGTGGTCAGTGTCGTCGGTTGGGTCGTCAGGTCTCCTCGTGGTCCGATGGTGTTATGATCGCGGTAAGTGCGCGACAGCACTCGACAAAGTTCCCAACTTTGATTGGTGCGGTGCGCTGCGATAGGGTCGGGCGACTATGGTTTCGGAACGTCTTCTTGTTCCAACGCGTCAGTCGGTGCGGCCCCCCGCGCTCCGGCCAGTATGCTGCGAGGTAGATGGCTGCGAGGTAGGTGGGTGCCATTGTGGTGCAGCAGCCCACGCTCTTGCATCCGCTGATCCAGTATCCCTTGGCATGCGCCTCAAACTTCACAGCGGTTTGAATGGCGCGCCGGTCGCGCTCGCTCGCTGTGGTCAGATCGACCATACCGCACGAGACCATATCTAGGGCGCCCATCACATACCTCTCAAAGTAACGTCGCCGTCGGTGGGGCTGATCCTGTAGCCCTTGCGTATCAGCCACGCCGCGGCGATCGCGCGCTTACTGTAGAAGTTGCCAATCGTATCGCCGTCGCTGCGACACCAGAACCCGCTTACTTCGTCGCCGGTGAACTCCGCGCCGAGGAGAAGGGCTGTGGCGATCAGCGCGTCCCCTGGGTGCGTTGGTTCATCACTCATGGGTGGCTGGCTCCTTCGCCTTGCGCTTCTTGTTGGGGATCACGCGCTGCTTGTACTTGGGCTCGGCCAGAGCCTTGGCTTCGGCCGACCGGGGCTTCGGCACGCGCGGCTTGTTCTTCTTGCGCTGCTGGAACACGTAGGGCGCGAAGTAGGGCCAGCCGCAGATCGTGTCAGTTACCGTCTCCATTCGCGGCGCCATCATTCTCTCCCTTCGCCGCGCCGGATCGCCTCAATGAGCATCAGCCACTCCCGCGCGATCAGCCAGTAGTCGTCGGGTGGAACCGCCGCGTTGAGCGCGGACGATATTTGCTTGTGGTTCAGCGTAGCGAACAGCAGCTTGAGTGTCGCCGCGAGCTCTTCCTCAGTGGTCGCCATCGGGCTCTTCCTTGTATGGGACCCATACCCACGCCGAGACCCAGGCACCGTCGTCGGCGCGGGAGGTGTCGGCATCGCTATCGACTTCGCAATTAGGGCTGGTGGCGTAGCGCCTGCGCGCCTCGGCGATTAGTTCAGCGTCGTCCATCGTTACCTCCAGAGGTTAGAGAGGCGCCGCGGCGCGTTGTGCTTGAGCACCGCGGCGACCGCGCGCTCGTGGATCTTCAGGTCCCTGGCGCGCTTATCGAGCGCCAGCTCGCGCAGATCCAGTGCAGCTGCGCGCTCGACGTTATCCGCGTGGCGCCTTATCGCTTCGTCACGCATGAACTCGACCAGCGTGACAGCGTTATCGAGGGCGCCCGGAGTGAGTGCGCGCGGCTGCATCTGGCTCACAGACGCTACGATGGTCCGATAGGTCAGCTCCTCGGGTGAGGCGCCATCTCCGAATGCCGCGGTCATACTATTGCGCTCCCAATTTGGCCTGAAGGGACTTGAGGCTGTGGGCCATGCTGACGTTGATTTGGTGGACTTGGCTGGTGAACAGCGCGAGGCGGGCGCTGCGCCCATAGAGGTCGCAGATCAGCAGGAGGTTGAGGGCGCTCGTGCCCACAAGGCAGGCGAGGATTACGTCAAGCGCCATCGTTACTCTCCAAGGTAAATGTGATGAAGTCGCGGGCGAGCTGGGCCTTGCTGGGCCTTGCTGGGCCAGCCGATCAGTTTTCCGTGGTGCTCAATCTCCCGCTTGAGTTCGAGTGGGTGAAGGTTTCTGGCGTCCTCGTGGACGTACCAGCCTGGGCGCAGGCGCGCATTGTCCGGGACGTGGAAGAACTCGCAGCCCAGCAGCATGGCCGTAGCGATGTCTTCGCGCGCCTTCTTGGTAAGTCCTCCCACCTCAGACCTCCGCGCGGATACGGCCGCGAATGTACTCAGTCACAGTGCAGGAGAGCTCGTCGAAGTCGCCATGTGCGTCACGCTCGACAACGGTGATCGCGCTGGCGTTCTTGAGCACGCTCTCGATGATGCGCTCGGCTTCGGCAAGGCTCGCCGCCTCGACCGCGCCGCTCAGCGACAGCTGCGCGCTATACCGATACATCTTCATGGTCGTTACCTTCAAGGGTTGAAGTGGTGGGGAGGGACGCACTGAGCCCGACCACATATGCGTGGCCGGCCGGAGTGATCTCGTAGCTGTCTCCGATGCGCTTGATGAAGCCGGCGGCGATGCAGGCGTTGAGCGTCCGCGTGTGGCTTGGCGGCACGGGCGCTTTGCTGGGCTGGTGTTTGCTCATCTGTTACCTCAAAAGTAAGCGCTGTCGTCGTAAGCGAATTGGTAAACTGTGGAGTGCTCGTCGCCCTCGGCGAACACAACAACGTCGCCCTCGCAGACCTCACACACGGCGCGGGCATCCCAGCGCCGGTGTATGAAGTCAGGCTTCCCAAAAACTTTGACGGCGCTGTGCCAGCGATCGTCCTTGAACCCCACGAAGTGGAGTGTCGGCACCTTCAGCATCGAGCGCCAGGCGCTGGGCGTCAGGCGTAGGCGCCCGTCCGGCAGCAGAGTGACCACTCCCGAGTCGACCAGGTGCTGGTGTGATGGTGGCGACATAGCCTTGCTCCTTGAACCAGCGGACCCAGCCAGCGCGGTCGTGGATGTCGGGGAGGGGGTTGGTCACGGCTTGCGGGCCAGTCCAAAGCCAGCCCCCAGCGAGTACCCGAGCATCACCCAATCTCCGGTGAGCATGAACACGAGGGCGTTCATCCCAATCCAAAGCCACGTCGATCGGGTACCGCCGAGCAGCCAGGTGGACAGGGCTACAGACACGACGCCAAAAGCGAACCCGATGATCACGGTCATGGTGCGATGGTCCTATGGTGTTATGGGTTTGGCTCTTAACGAGGCGCTGGCGAACCGTCGTTCGCACGCGGCAATGAAATCCGCGCAGGCTTAATTTCCACAGCGCCCGGTTAAGAGCCGCCGACTCCCCATCGGGGCGGGGGTGGCTCTTCAGGAGAGCCGGCGGGCAGTAACCTCGGTAGGTTACTCGACGGGCGTCAGCGTCATCGTGAACGCCGGCACGATTTTGCCGCTCATGGCGCTCTTGCGCACATAGAGCGTGGCGACCTTGGGATCGAACGTGTCCGTCCCATCGAGGTTCACCTCCTTGTAGCGGACGGCGCCCTTGGTCTCTTTCTCGACAACGAAGTGGAGCGTGTGCGTCATGGTTCTGTGGTCCTATGGGTTGGGTGGGGTGGTTCGAAAAGCGCGCAAAATGAGTGCGCGGTGTTCAGCTGGCCGAAGCTGCCAGGAGCTTGGCTCGGCGGCGCTTGACGCTCTTGGCCAGGCGGCCAAGCGCGGCGATGGCGCTCTCCTTACAATGGGGCCAGTAATTCTCCGGCTGATGCCGGTAGAGGGGGCTCAGCCGGAGGCGCCAGGCGGTGTGGTGCTCGTAGTGGTCCAGGGCTTCGGCGAAGCTCGCCCACACGCGGCAGCCGGCCGTGATGCGTTTGAGGCGCCCCGTTGGGGACAGGTGCGCCCGGTAGGTGTATCCGCGCACGCCGTCCGCCGAGGTGACGATGATGTTTTTGGTCGCCACCGTATCAGCCCTCCACGTCGGAGGAGGGCACGTACACACCGCCGCGGCGCGCAGCGATCTCGGCCAGCACCTTGTTGTCCGCGGCGGTCTGGGCGAGCAGCATCAGATCCTTGATGCGTGTGTTCACCAGCTCGGCTGCCTGCATCAGCTCGGGGCTCTGATCCTTGATGGCGTCCTTGTTCTCGCCGGTGATGACTTCCTCCATCGCCTTGGCGATCTTGTTCAGCTTACTCTCCAAGGTAACTTCCTTGACGTTGGAGGTCGGCAGGACCAGCACGCCTATCTCTGCCGAGGTGAGCTGCTGGTCGGACTTGAGCTGCTCGCGAGCCACATCCACCAGCGCCGCATAGGTGCTCTTGGTGTCGATGGCGTCCTTCTTATAGTCGGCGATCGCGCAGACCACATCGTTGGCCACACCCACGGCGTCCCACTTCGGATTACTCGCAAACTTCTGGAGCGCCCGCAGCTTGGAGATTTGCGCCTTGACGCTGTCGGGCGACCGATCATGGACGCTCTTGTTGCCGTCGGCATTGGCGAACTCGGTGAATACCCGCGCGGCGGCGTCGTTGTTGTCGCTGTCCTTGGCGATGTCGAGGACTTCGTCGGCGATCGCGCGGATGAAGCGCAGCCCCAGATTGGGAAGGCTGTCGCGGCCTTGCGCGCGGAGGCGCCCATCCTCGCGGACGGTTTTCATGTAGTCGGCGAGGCGCGTGTCGTTGGTGGCGGAGTGGGTGAGGCCCCCAGTCAGGGCGCTGGGATCAACTTGCATATTCATCGGTCCGTTTCTCCGTGGGGTGGGTGGTGTATCGAAGTGCTTTCACCCGAGTAACCTTCCAGGGTTACCCGTGTGTCTCATTGGAAAATATATTTGAAAGGGAGCGGTGCAATTTCGGCGGCACCGCACGCCATCAACTGTTAGGTAGGCTTCGCCGCATTATACGTGTGGCGTACACGGCCGGTCAGGGCGGTTCGTTCGTGGCATCTTATGGCAGGGTCGCCCCTAGTCGGACTTCCTCCATTTAGTGCCGAGAGCTTTGAGGCTGCGTCGAGTGTGAGGACGCTATGTGCTTGCCCGGGCCGGCGATCATCCGGCATACGGCGGTGTAGGCGTGTTGCGACGCCTCGTTAGTTTCTGCCTACCACTTACGAGGCAGCTCACCGCGGGTCATTGTGAAGTACCTCCAAGGTTACGCGGCTGGTTAGCCGGCGGCGAACAACGCCTTCCACTCCGCATCTTCGCGGTCGTCGTCCTGCTCTGCCATGATCTCGAAGATCCTCCGGTCAGAGAGCGGGTCGGTCTCGGCGGGAAACCGCACGCGGTAGTCGTCGCACTCGAGCGCGGCGTATTCTTCGGGCGAGTAGACAAGCTTCTCCATAGGTACCTCCAAGGTTACATGGTGTTGTGGGTTGCGATCGTGCCGTCGGCCAGCTCGCAGAGATACACGTCCACCTCCCAGGCTTTCTTGGCCTTGAAGTAGACCGCCGCGGCGTCGCGAGCGTCGATCGAGCGCGCGGCCATGACTTGCCGCTGTCTGCCGCGATACCAGCAGATGTATGTGTGCATCAAGCCCTCCAAGCGTAGGCGGCTTTGTAGGCGCCGCTGTTGTTGGCAATCCACGCGGCGGAGCGCGCAGCGCGCAGCGTGCGGAACCTGATCGAGTTCACCGCACCGCTGAGTTCGATGAAAGTGCAATAAGACATTCGCGTTACCTTCCAAGGTAGTCGAGGGTTGTGGGAAACTTGGCGATCGTGTCGTCGATGGCGGCATCGAGATCCTCAAGCGTGATGACCGCGCCGATGTCGGCTTTATCATCGGCAATCGTGCTGCCGCTTTCGTTTTCGTAAGTGACCTCGGTTTTAGCTTTCATGTTACCTCCGAGTAACCGCGCCAACCATCGCACCATAAGGTACTCTAAGGGTCGCGCTGAAGTTTCGCGAAGGTCTAGGTCGCCCAAACGTTACGTTACGCGAGCGTCTAAATTTCGTGGGGGTCGCGCTGAAGTTTCGCGAGCATGTCATGGTGTTATAGGTTGCGCGATAATTTCACGTTAGCGATTGCGCAATGGTTTCATGGTGTTATAGGTCTAAGCTAATAATTACTGCGGGGTATCATGGATTTGCGCGAGCTAATGATCCATAACTTTCGTGTAACGATCCAGATTTCAAAATATCGTGGATTGCAAGTTAGCCTACTGCCGCAGGCACAAGTGACGTAATGTGCTATAATTCAAATGATCCGCAAGGGTACAGCGGCTGTGGGAAGTTACACCAAAGTTAGGTATCAGTGATGTAACCCCCGCACTGGGCTCTATACCTGTAAATGTACTGAATAATAGATCATTACATATAAGTATAAAACCAAAATACAAGTTACCCCACTGCCGCAGCCACTTCCTCGATTTGAGACTTTGGTGAAACGTGCTGAAATGCTAAGTTACCCCAACATATCACGATGGATCATTACACCAAAGTATCATTGAGCCCGGACGCTGCCGAATGTGCGCGGCTGGCGCCGAAACGTGCGGTGGTCGTCCGAAGGTTCCAGCTGAGTATCAAGCTCGACCGCGAACCTAGCCTTGACGCCTTTGGTCTTCAGGACAAACAAGCGCTGCTTGTTCATGAGTTTCTTCTGCCAAGTATTTCCAGATGAAGCCATGTCGTTACCTCCAGAAGTAAACCATTCAACCATGAAACCACGGCCGTGGTTGAGCCGCCGGACAATCTCGAATTAACTAGATCGCGTGGTCTCATGGTTGAATGGTTGGGACGCGAGGGTTAAGCCCGCCGCGTCGCCAACCATTCTGAAAGATTAGATAATCGATCGCCACTCGCTGGCGACTTATAACGGCGTAGGCCATTGGTAGTTGGGGAGGTGCGATGGCTAGGTTGGTAGTACCCTCGGGGTTTCACAAGCCGCGTAATTCGATCGCACTGTCTTGTTACCGTCCGATTGGTAAAGCCGCCGCATTGCTGCGAGCCTCCAATGGTTTGGTCGTTAGGTTTGAGTTTAACTCTGGCTGCCAGCGTGCTTGAAAGCTGTGTGAAGAGTGGTGGCAGACGGCGCGGCTCATATCCGCGAAGCTCCCCTAGTGGATCCACCACCGGCTAGAACTCTTACCTTGCGCGTGGTGCATCCCGGTCGCGAGCCAGTCGTTACTTTTAGAAGTAGGCAAGAGCGGCGCTTCGTCTGCCCGGTCCGTGTCGTTGCTGCCTACAGACTAGGTGCGGGGGGAGGGCGGGCCGTACCCCCATCTGGACAGGCCCCCACCACCCGGCCGGCCCCTTGTTTGGGGGCCCCAGAAATACCTAGGAACAAAAAACCCGATGTAACTTTGATGAAACCTATGGTAGGCACCGCCATGGCAAAGTTCTTCACGTGGATCGACAAGACCTACGCCGAGCCGGCAGCGGTGCCGCTCGCACTCCGCACGCAGATCAGGGCGTTGTGGGTGAGGGGTGCGAGACCTGACGAGCTCGCAGCGACGTTCAAGCTGCCGCTCGATTGGGTAGCGGACTTCGCGCTGGACGTGACGCTCGACGAGCCGCCCGCCCTAAATTAAATTCCCCGAGAGACTCACGCGTAACCGTGGCGGCGTATGGCTCATGCAAATGAGCTTTGCACCGCCGCTCTTCGTCGCACTGATCGAGCGCCTAGCGGCTGCACACAAAGCAAACGTGGAGCGCCGCATGTCAGTTGTCGTCACCGGTCTCGCAGATACAGTCCGCCGGGCCAAGGCCGCGATCGGCGCCGCCGGCGATGCCGCGACGCGACTCGAGTCGTCCGCCAACGCGGTGGTCGCCACGATCGGCACCGTCACCAACATGACCGCGCAGCTCGACGCCGCCAACCGCGACCTCACCGACGCCGTCAGCGTGATGACCAATGGTGGCCCCCCTTTGGACAGTACCGCGCCTGTCGCGCAGACCTCCGCGCCCGCGGCTTCGCCACCTGATGCGGTGGCAGCGAGCATTGCCCAGGTGCAGGCCGCGAACAGCGCAGCTCCCGCCAACGCGCCCAGCGACGCCGGCATCACCGCCGCCCCACCGGTCAACGCCTACGTGGCTCCGCCGGTCGTGACCGCCTCGACGATCGCCGCCGCGAACAAGGCCAACGCCGATGCGCTCGCCAACGGCACGGCAGTCGCCGGCACGCCGGGTAGCGTCTGATGTGGGCGCTCGAAATAATCTACGCCCTGCTCAGCATCGGACTCGTAGCCGCGTTGCTCGAGGCCTGGCTCGGCGAGTAACCACCAAACCATAACACCATCAAACCCTAGCGATATCGCGGAGCCCAATGATCAAACCGACAGTAGGCCGGGTCGTTCACTACCACCCATACATCACGGATACCGAGCTAGCGTTTACGGTTGGCGAACCGCTTGCCGCGATCATCACGAAGGTCTGGACCGATCGAATGGTGAGCCTCGCGGTGTTCGACGCCAATGGAAACGCTTTCGGGCGCACCAGCGTCGACCTGTTCCAGGGCGACGCGGCTAACCCCAACGAAAATGCGATGCCGTTCGCCGAGTGGGTGCCCTACCAGACCGGGCAGGCGGCAAAGACCGAGAAGCTCCAGGCGCAGCTGGACGCCAAGTCGTGACGATCGTCAAACTGATCGAGGCCGATGGCCGCCAGACCATCACGACCAGAATGGCCGGCCCCGATGGGAAGGCCACCACCGAGACCATGACGCTCGGCGAGTGGTCGAAGCTGATCGCCAACCCCGAGATCATCGAAGAGTAGGAGATCCGATATGCCCGCGCCTTATGTTCAGACGTTCGTAGGCCTCGCCAACTTCGCCGCGGCCCAGGCCACGAACCTTGCCGCGTTCCAGGCGGACAATCCGGGGATCGCCAACCCGCAGGCAGCCGCCGACTCTTCGTGCACGCTCGGCCCCGATGGCGTGACCTACACGCTGACCTCGGACTTCGTCCCCGGCCCGAACGTCCCCGGCGCGTAATGTTCTCGTACGCGCAAATCGTTGACGGCTGGATCGCCTGTGGCCTGACCTTCGCCGCGATCATGGGCCTGCTGTGCTTCGTCGGCTACCTGGCCCTGAAGGGCACAAAACTATGAGCGGGTTCAGCTTCAGCACCGCGCTGGTCCTGCTCAAGACCGGCTCGCGCGTCCAGCGCCACGGCTGGAACGGCAAGGGGATGTTCATCTTCCTCGTGCCGGAGGTTGGTTTCAGCGAGTTCGAAGTGAGTCGGCCGCCCCTGTTGGGGATCTACAAGGCCGGCACGCGCACCAAGTACCACGCCCATATCAACATGAAGACGGCGGATGGTCAGGTGGTGCCTTGGTTGGCATCCCAGACGGACATGCTTGCCGAGGACTGGGGCCGCGCCCCCGAGGAGACCACATGAATATCGCCGGCACCATGATCCCCGAGAACGCTATCCAGGGCACCCCGAACTTCGCCGTGGCCGTCCCCGCCGATGCCACCGTCTTGTCAAGCGTGCGCGGGGTCTACTGTTCGGTGGCCGGCACGCTCCAGGCGAAGAACGCCGCGGGCACCGTCGTGCCGTTCGTGATGGTCGCGGGCACCAAGCTGGACATCTCGCCGATCGCGATCATGACGGCCACGACCGGAACCTACGTGGTTTTGTACTGAAGATTACACCAGAGTCACGCCAGGGTTGCTTCAGGGTAAAATACTGATATTGTTAGTGTTTTAGCTTGACGGGGTTTGGTTTAGGACTCATTTAAGCCTTGCAACAAGTGAGGACTTCATGACCGACCAACCCACCCTAGCCGTACAGATCCGCGGCGCGCTCGGCCTCATCACCGAGGAGGTCGCCGCGGAGGTACTCCTCCTGAAGTCGGTGGACACACTGGCGACGTGGCGCTCCCAGAAGAAGGGACCCACCTACGTCAAGCTCGGCAAGCGAGTGTTCTACACGGTGAATGACCTCGGCCAGTGGATCGTCGCGCAGGCCCAGGCGCAGATGGCCGCTGAGGCAGCGCTGAGTCTCCCGGCATGAAGCTAGTCGTCCTGGAGAGCCCGTACGCGGGTAATTTTTTTCAGAGGTGGCTGAACCGGCGCTACGCGCGGAAGTGCGTCAGGGACTCGCTAATACGCGGCGAAGCCCCAATCGCGAGCCATCTGCTCTACACCCAGCCGGGCATCCTCAACGACAAGATCCCGAGCGAGCGCAAGCACGGGATCGCCGCCGGACTCGCATGGCGCTACGTCGCCGAGGGCACCGTCGTCTACATCGACCGCGGCACTTCGAAGGGCATGGGGTATGGCATCGAGGCCGCGCACCGCGCCGGCCGCAACGTCGAGTATCGCTCGCTCAAGGTGATCCCTCCCCATGCCGTACAAGATCCGCGAAGTTGATGGCGACGACGAGCACGACGACCTGACATCGCTGCACCTTCGGACGTTTGGCCCGCATGAACCTATGGCCGACTTCAGTGAGGGATATTGGTGGCTGGCCTACTTCGAGGACGAGCCGATCGGCTTCGCCGGCGTGGGCGAGTCCATCCTAGATGACGGCATCGGGTACTTCTCGCGCGTCGGGATCCTCGAGCAGCACCGCGGCAACAAGCTCCAACTCCGCCTAATGCGAGCGTTCGAGGGTAAGGCCCGCCGGGTTGGCTGGAAGCGCATCGTAACCGACACCCATAACAGGCCCTACTCAGCCAACAACATCATCGCCGCGGGCTACCGACTGTACAGCCCGATATACCCCTGGAGCTTCCCAAACGCCCTCTACTGGACGAAGGACCTTTGAAATGAACGACGATACCCTCAACGACACCGCGACCATCCTGCCGTTCAAACCGAAGGTGGTAACCCCCGAAGTAACCGCCGCACCGGATCCCGATATCGTCAGGATGTTCGAGCGCATGCTGCATGCGGCCAAGGCCGGGCGAGTACGCTTTGGCGCCGTGGCCGTCGTCGACGAACGCGGCGTCGCCATCACGACCTGGGAGCCGAACGACTCCTCCGCCGAGATCGTGACTCAAGCATTGGGCGCGGTGGCGTTCCTCAACGTGCGCTTCGCCAACGCCGCCAATGACGGTGGCGACTACACGGACACGCTGAAGAACTAAGTCCAGCTGCTAGCTGTCATCTTGGGGCGCGTCGAGGTCGCCTTACCGGCCATGCGGCGCGCGAACAACCCCTGCATTCCGCCGTGCGCGCTCAAGCACGCGTACTGAAGAGCATCCGAGATATGCGAGTACTGGTTCTTGTCCGGCTTTGGCTTGCGCTGTCCGGTGCGCGTCTTGGCATAACGATACCCGCCGGCCATCGCCTGGATCAACGTCGGGCACCGGTCTTCATCGAAGATGATCGCTGGTCCGCCGTCGCGCTGCGCGAGCAAGAACGCTTCAACGGCTCGAAGTCGAGGGTCGATGTCGTTGGTGGGCGCGGGGAACGCCATGAACCCCATGCGCTTCAAAACATCGAACGTCGTCTCTTCATATATGGACGACTTCGATATCCCGGATGGATCCCCCACGATCGCGATCGGCTTACCCAGGTAGCGCGGGTCCATTAGCGCCGGCCGCAGCGCCTGCTCGATGTGCATCTCGAGACCGACGTCTTCGGCGGCGACTTCCTCCAGGATCAGGAGGCGGCCCTTGTGGTCGAGCTGGCAGATGATGCTGCCGGGGTCCCGGCCGAAGTCCTGACCAACGATAAGAGGATGGCCTGAGACCGGTTGCAGATCCTTGACGACGTGAAAGCCGCGATTGAAGCTTTCGCGGAAGACAGCGGTGCCGCTCGGATCGTTGCCGTACTTGGCGTGCACGTAACGAAGCACCCAGTCGGTACCGCGGCCGCGCGCCAGGCGCTCATAGTAAAGCCTGCCTTGGGCGATCCGCCGCGGATCATCCAGGGGTAGCTTGAGCGTCTCGCTGGTCTGCGTGAGCCAGTTGAGGTTCTCGGCGCTCTCCTCGAGGCCACCCGGCTGGATGAAGATCTGCCAATCCATAGGCGTGTTGACCGCCATGAAGTTGTGCCAGTCGGATCCCTCGCTGGGCATATTGGTGTCGGCGATCATGCCGAACCAAGTGGCGCCACCCATTTGCGCGGAGGGATACCTCCCGAGGCGGCCGGCGAGCGCGTCGACGAGCGCCACGTCCATCTCGATCGACTCCGACATCCACGCACCGGTCAGCTGCATGGAGAGCAGCCTTCGCTGATCGTCGATGTTGTCCAGCGGGATCAGGATCCACTCAGACCTCACGTCGCCGATCGTGACGTAGATGGTATTCTCCGAGACCTTGTACGTGGCCATGCCATCGAGCCAGGTAGTGATGTCCTTCAGGACCGTGTCCTTCAGCTGCTTCAGCGTCTGCCGAACGATCGCCCACCGCGTGTAACGGTAGCCGTCCGGCGCCTTGGCCTGCTCACAAGAGCGTCGGAAGAGCTCGAAGAGGCAGGTGATGGTCTTGCCCGAACCCACTGGACCGGCGAGCAACCGCCCGAAGGCCGCGCTCTTCATGAAGCGCGCACCTGTCGGCGGCGCCGTGAAATTGATGACGCTCATCCGTGGTCTTTCTCAAGATAGTCAGCAAGACGACGGAGCGTGGACGGTACGTCGCGGGCAAAACCGAGTGCCAGGTTGCAAGGGCGACACAGGATGCCTCGGACTTGTTCCGTCCGATGGCAGTGGTCGGTGTGCCAATGACCCTGTTTCTTCTTGCGGCAGCCGGCGCAGCGGTAGCCTTGCAGCCGCAGCATCCGGTTCCGCTCTTTCGTCGTGATCCCGTACCGCCGCTGGAGGCGGCGATCCGCCAACATCGGCGCCCGTAGCCTGTCGTAGGCGCGAATGCGCGCGGCGTTGTTCTTCCGCCAGTTCTTCAGGTACTGGCTTCGGGAGATCACTTACTCGTCGGGGTCGTGATCAATTACCTTCGCGGGTAACTGCTTCTCAAAACTCAGCTTGTGGTCTTCGCCGAGATTGATCGTCACGGTGAAGCGCTCGCCGGCGCTCGCGCCGTCGACGTTGGGGACGCCGATGCCGGCCATGCGACCCAACATTTTTCCGGCCTCGACCTTCGCAGGGAGACCAATGTCGGCGTCGTGCAGGCGATTATTTAGTTCGGGCAACCACTCCTCGAGCATCGCCGCTGACTTTGCGCGGACGCGTTCGTGGGTGTTTGAGGCCCCATTCCACTCTTCAACCTGGCTCGAAAGCAGCTGAATGAATTTCGGGTTTGCCTGTAGAGACAGCCATGATTGGGCGTCGATCGAGTACTGTTTAAGTATAGTTTCGAGAGGGTGAATATCCATCGCAATTTCGCGAGCCAGCTTTACCATGCTGTTGTTGCTCAAGCTCGGCGATGTAATAGTTGTGGTGGCCATTATACTTTCATGATACCATATATAGTTTGTCGACCATCCGGCTATACTCTATAGACGGCGTATGGCCAACGATTTTCAGGGACGCGGTCTTCTTCGAGTGGTCCCGCCGGGGCAGCTCAATGCCGCGATCAAAGCGCAGGACGAAGCGAAGGCGGCTGCTGAGCAGAGCGCCACTGATCCCGTCGCGCTGAGTAATCTCGCCGGGCATATCCGAACGCAGTTCGACATCATGAAGCAGCACCGCAACAACGCGGTCGCTGGCTGGTCCGAGCGACTGCTCGCTGCGCTGCGGACGTTCAACGGCAACTACGACGCGACGAAGCTCGCCGACATCAAGAAGTTTGGCGGCTCAGAAGTTTTCGCGCGTGTTATCGCCATGAAATGCCGCGGCGCCACGAGCCTGCTCAGGGACGTCTATCTCTCTCCCGACCGCCCGTGGGGGCTTGACCCTTCGGAGGATCCGGCCATCCCGCCGGAGATCATCGCCGCGATCCAGGAGCTGGTCGGCGTCGAGTGCCAGACCAATGCGAAGGCCGGCAAGCCGCCGGACGTGAACGCCATTCGCGACCGCACGCTCGATCTGATGAGCGCCGCGCTGAGCGCCGCCAAGAAGCGCGCCGGCGCCCAGGCAAAAATCTCCGAGGACAAGATCGACGAGCTGCTGACTGAGGGCAACTTCTACAAGGCTCTCGCCGAGTTCCTGGTCGACCTCCCACTGTTCCCCTTCGCCTGCATCAAGGGCCCCGTCGTGCGGATCGTGCCCACGGTCGACTGGCGCGGAGGCAGAGCCAACGTCCAGCAGAAGCCACGGCTCTTCTGGATGCGCGTATCGCCATTCGACGTCTGGTGGACACCGGGCGTCGGCGACATCGAGGACGCCACTGTCATCGAGCGCACGCGGCTGACCCGCGCTGACCTGAACGATCTCCTGGATCTGCCGGGCTACAACACCGAGAACATCCGCCACGTCCTCGAGGACTACGGTAAGGGCGGCCTCAACGACGACTGGGACATGACGGACGCCGAGCGCGCGACCAACGAGAGTCGCGAGAACCCGCTGATGAACCAGTCGGGGCTGATCTCCTGCCTCGAGCTGCACGGCAACATCCAGGGCCAGATGCTCCTCGACTACGGAATGACCGCGAAGCAGATCCCCGATCCGCTGCGCGACTACTTCGTCCAGGCCTGGCTGATCGGCCGCTACATCATCAAGGTGCAGCTGGCGCCGAGCCCCCGCAAGCGGCACCCGTACTACATCACGTCCTTCGAGAAGGTTCCCGGCACGCCGGTGGGCAACGGCCTTCCTGACATCCTCAGCGACATAGGCGAGGTCATGAACGCCACGCTGCGCACGCTGGTGAACAACCTGTCGATCGCATCTGGACCCCAGGTCGTGGTCAACACCGATCGTCTGGCTCCCGACGAAGACGGCGAAGACATCTACCCGTGGAAGCGGTGGAGGGTCACGTCCGACCCCATGGCGAACTCCTCGCAGAAGCCAGTGGACTTCTTCCAGCCCGTGTCAAACTCGCAGGAGCTGATTGCGGTCTACCAGAAGTTCTCGGACATGGCGGACGAGCTCAGCGCCATCCCGAAATATATGAGCGGCAACACCAGCGGCGGGGCAGGGCGCACGGCGTCCGGCCTGGCGATGCTGATGGGCAACGCCTCGAAGATCTTGCAGACGGTCGCCGCCAACGTCGATCGCGACGTATTTGACCCGCTGCTGGGAAACCTGTTCGACATGATCATGCTCACCGACACTTCGGGCATGCTCACCGGAGAGGAGAGCATTCGGGTGATGGGCGTCAACGTCGCGATCCAGCGCGAGACCGAGCGCTCCCGCCAACAGGAATTTCTCCAGGCCACCGCGAACCCGATCGACATGGGGATCATGGGCGTCACGGGCCGCGCCAAGGTGTTGCGCACCGTTGCGCAGGGCATCGGCATCCCCGGCGACGACATCGTGCCGTCGGACGACGAGCTCAAGGCCAAAGAACAACAGCAGGCCCAGGCCGCGCAGCAGCAGATGGCAGACGCCGGCGCGCAGGCGCAGGGCAACCAGCAGAAATCCACCGTCACCAAGGATATGGGTCCGCGGACCCGCATCGCTGGCGGCGCTGGCTAACGCCAACAACAGGAGAGACCTATGGCGAAGACTAAGGAGATGAAGAGCAGCAGCCCGTCGTTCGCCAAAGGCGGATCGACCAAAATGTTCGGCAAGCAGCACGCTGGCACCCAGAAGCCGGGTATCACGTCCACGAAGTCCGGCGCCGGCGGCAAGTTTGCCAAGGGCGGCACCACCAAGATGTACGGGTTTGCGAAGACCCGCACCGCGAAGCCTGGCGCAACCGCGGCCCGCTAACCCAACATCCTGATCGGAGACTACGACTATGACTATCGGAGCAACTGTCCGGACGCGCGTCGACCACGAAGACGCGGAGAAGGCGATCGTCGAAATCCTCAAATGGAGCGAGCTGGGGACTGTTATCTCGTTTGCCCCCGGCGTCGGCGGATCGAATACGTGCATCTACACCATCCAAGTGGTTGACGCTCAGGGCAACAACGTGGCCGCGGTGTTCAACCTCGCGGCGTACTTCTCGTCCAGTGCCGTGGGCGCCAACCTCACCGCCGCAGCGTTCAGTGGCGATCTCGTCGCCGGCGCGAGCGGAGCGATCCTCACCGAGTTCGTGGCGAAGAAATACTTCGACCTCATCACGGACGCGACCGGAAAGTTCATCGGCACCCTGACCGATACCGCCAAGACCCAGGGGCAGTATCTTGTGGTCCCGCGTCCGCGCGGCGACATGCAAGTCTCCGGCCCAACCGTCACGGCCTCATACGGCTAATGGCGCGGATCCCCGGTGTCACGCACCACGTTGGTAAGGGAGCAACTGAAGAGTTGCTCCCTCACCGAGCCGCGCTCTCCACGCTCGCCGCCGGCCAGCACACGCTGAGCCAGTACGCGAAGCTGACGCCGTCGGGTGCCGGCGGCCTCGGAGCCAAGAGCATCCTCGGCATGAGCCCGCCCGACACCAGCGGGGACGTGTCTTGAGCGATCGAGATCTCGTCATTGCGGCAGCTCGTCTCGCCAGCCGCGCCCCGCCCGAGTTCGCAGATTTCATATCGGCCCTCACTTCCTACACCGACGGCAAGCGCGACGAATGCGTGTCCGCGGATGCTCTTTCCCTCCCGGCCGCGCAAGGCCGCGCCCAGGCTTGCGTCGCACTCCGTAAGATCCTCGCTGAGTGCAGAACCACCGCTGAAAAAATCGAAAAAAACCTCAACCAGAAGCCCCGCCTGCCGCTCTAGCCGCATGTGGCGCGATACGGAGACTTGACTATGGCCACCCCGCCCCCGATCGACCCGAACGTAAAGGTCCCCGAAGCGATCCGCCGCCAGGCCGAAGCCGCCCAGGAAGCCTTCAACGCCGCCAACAACATTCCGCCGGCTGAGCCAACCGCTACCGCCGCGCCCCTGGCGCCCGCGGATGTTACCCCGGCGGGTAACGCCGAAGTCAGCTGGGAGCACAAGTACAACTCGATGAAGGGGAGGTTCGACGCCTCTCAGAACAACATTCGCTCGATGAGCGACCAGATTGCGACCATGTCCGCGCGCATGGCGCAACTCGAAGCGGCGCCGCCGGCGCAGCTGTCGCCCGATCTGAACCCTGCAAGTCTGCTGTCGGCTGAAGAAGTCGGCGAGTACGGCGCGGAGTTCCTGACCGTGGTCGGCAAGAAGGCTCTCGAACAGCTGACGCCCGAGATGGCCAAGATGAAGCGCGAGCTCGACGGCCTCAAGGCGCAGCTTGGCGGCAATGCCGAAGCGGCGAAAGTGACCGCGCGACATAACATGGAAGTATCATTGGACGAAAAATGTTCGTCCTGGCGCGAACTAAACTTCATGCCCGAATTTCATTCGTGGCTGAAGTTGCAAGATCCATTTTCGGGTGCTATACGACACGAGTTGCTGACGGCAGCTTACGAGCGGAACGATACCCCTCGGGTGCTCGCCTTCTTCAACGGCTTCCTCGCTCAAGAGGCTGCCCTGGCTCCCGCAACTACCGGTGCGCCGGCTCCTGCCGATGATGGCAAGATCCCGCTAGACACCTTCGCGGCACCGGGCAGAGCAAAGACAGCAGCGGCCTCTGGCGCCCCTGTTGAGAAGCCCACCTTCACAACCGCCCAAATTTCTCAGTTCTACGCTGACTCGAGTCGCGGAAAATTCCGGGGCAAGGAGGCGGAGTACAATCGCATCGAGGCTCAGATCTTCGAGGCGCAGAGGGAAGGGCGGGTCAGGTAACCCTTCTCTCAGGAGCTGAAACCCAGTGACCTTTCCAGTAGCATCCGGCGGTACCCTCTATCCCGTAGGCGGTACCGCGAACACCCTCGCCTCGACCGGCTTCATTCCGACCATTTGGTCCGGCAAGCTGATCGAGAAGTTCTACGCCAGCACCGTGCTGGCCGCGATCTCGAACACCGACTATCAGGGCGAGATCAAGAACCAGGGCGATACGGTCAACATCCGCACCAAGCCGACGATCACGATCTCGAGCTACTCCGCCGACCAGGCGCTGGCGCTTCAGCGTCCGTCCGGCAACATGATCTCTCTGCTGATCAACCAGGGTGAGTACTTCAACACCATCCTGGACGACGTCATGGAGGTGCAGACCGACCTCAACCTGCTGAATATGTGGTCGGACGATGCCGGCGAGCAGATGAAGATCGTCATCGACACCAATGTGCTGGCGGGCATCCTCAACGGCGCCGCCGCAGTTACCAACCGTGGCGGCGCCGCCGGCGCGATCTCGGGCAACATCAACCTCGGCGTCTCGGGCTCGACCCCGCTCGCCATCGTCAACCGCTCCCCCGCGGTCGGCAAGGTCGAAGTTGTCGATGCCATCCTGCGTCTGGGTCAGACCCTGGACGAGCGCAACATCCCGGAAAACGGCCGATGGGTTGTTCTTCCGGCGTGGGCCGCGACGCTCATCAAGAGCTCCGAACTCCGCGAGGCCTACCTCACGGGCGACGGGCAGTCGATGCTGCGCAACGGCCGGATCGGCATGGTCGATCGGTTCACGCTCTACACGTCCAACCTGCTGCCGAACGGCATCGCGGGCGGCCTGGCTGCGGGCGAGTTCGCCATGTACGCCGGCCACGCTCACGGTCTGACGTTCGCATCGCAGATGACGAAGATGGAGACGCTCCGGTCCGAGATGACCTTCGGCACCATCATGCGCGGCCTTCAGGTCTTCGGCTACAAGGTCGTCGACGGTACCGCGCTGGCCCAGGCGATCATCATCCCCGGCTAACTGATCCGGGTGGCGGGATAATCCCGCCACCCACCTCTTTCGAGGCGGGAGCCCCATGCTCGACAACGTCAGCCAGTACATCGTCGAGTCGCGGACGCTCTTGCAAGACGTCATCGCGCCCTATCGCTACGCCGACACGGAACTACTCTCCACGCTCAACATGGCGATGCAGAGTGCGTACCGCCTGCGCGCGGATCTGTTCCTCGGCCTGGCGTCGTCCGCGATCCCATACTTCCTGAACAACGACACCACCGCGGTGCCCATCGACGCGATGTACCGGCTGCCGATCGTCCACTTCATGGTGGGCCACGCACAGCTGCGCGACGAGGAAGACACCCAGGACAGCCGCGCGATCGCGCTCATGGCCGACTTCAAGGCCTCACTTATCTCGACGGGATAACCGGTGGCGAGCCTCGACCTCACACGCCTCATGACCAACTGCCGCGTGCACCTTCCGGGTGCGCTCGATACGGCCTTGCAGCTCGAGCTGTTCAACGTGCTGGATGACTTTTTCCAGAGCACCAACATCTGGCAGGAAGACATTACTTTCCAGGTAACCGCTGGTGACACGGCCTACCTCGGCGCCCCCGCCGCGGACACCGCGGTCATCTACTACATCGAACAGTCGAGCGTCTCCAACATCACGCGCCTGATTGGCATCGTCGACGACAACAACATCCCCGTGACCGGGGCGATGGCGACGCCGGGCGAGATCATCCTCCAGCTATCTCCCGGCAACACCGCGATCTACACGGCGACGGTGTCGCTGACGGTGGACGATCCGGTCGCAGCCTCGGGCACCAACGCCGGCTTCCCGGAGTTTCCGGCCTGGGTGCTGGACAAATACGCCCTTGGAATTTTGGCCGGCGTCGTATCACGCATGATGGTGCAGCCGGCGAAGCCGTACTCGAACCCTGCCTTGGCGAAGATGCACCATCAAAAGTACGCCCAGTTCCTTCAGCGCGCGAAGTACGAGGCGCTCCACCAGAACGTAAACAACGGCCAGAACTGGCAATTCCCGCAGGCATTCGCCACCACGCGCCGCCAATAACAGGAGCCCCTACAAATGGCTGCATTTAATAAGTTCCAGTGCTTCACCGGGGACGTCGCCAACGGCCAGCACCTCATGAACACTGGTACGGCGCAGGTCTATAAGGTCTATCTGACCAACACCCTGCCGCTGGCATCGAACACCACCTACAACACGCCCGCGGATCTGGCGACCGCAAACGGCTACACCGCCGGCGGGACAACCATCGGCACGATCACGGGGGCCGACTCGGCGGGCACATTCTCATTTGCGGGAGGCACCAACCCGGCCTGGACGGCCTCGGGCGGCAGCATTGGACCGTTCGAGTACGCGCTGCTCTACAACAGCACGTCGGGGCGCTTGATCGGCTGGTGGGACTACGGCGGACCGATCACGCTGACCAACGGCAACACGTTCACCATTTCGCTTCCCGCGCCAATCCTGACGATCACGTAAGGGGCGCCCTATGGCCGTCGTCGATCTCTGCCGCTTCAATCCGACACTCGGCGGAACGACCTCTTGGGTCTA